CAAACTGTTGATATGCAGGCGCAAGTAATTCCTATGCAAAAAGTTGAAAACAAATCGAGCAATAGAATTTCTTCAATCGTTACTGATCTGGAAATTGAGAATTTGGTACCAACCAAATACAAAAATTATGTTCCGTTTGGAAACTTTGAAGATATCGTTTCTATCATCGAATCAAGAACTTTCTTTCCTATTTTCATCACTGGTCAATCAGGTAATGGTAAAACCATGTCCGTTGAACAAGCTTGCGCTAAACTAAATCGTAAGTTTGTTTGCGTTTCAATGACACCTGAAACCGATGAAAGTGATTTGTTTGGTAACTTTATTCTGATTAATGGTCAAATGGAATGGCGTGATGGTCCTGTAACCGTTGCGGCTCGTCAAGGTGCCGTACTCTGTATCGATGAAGTCGATTACGGTGCTCAGAATCTTTCCTCACTTCAGCGTGTGCTTGAAGGTAAACCGTTTCTTCTGAAAAAGAAAAATGAATTGATTGTACCTGCTGAAGGATTTACCGTTATTGCTACTGCAAATACAAAAGGTAAAGGTTCTGAAGATGGTCGTTATATGTTTACGAATGTATTGAATGAAGCGTTTCTTGAGCGTTTCCCCAATACAATGGAACAAGATTGGCCTCCTGTTAAAGTTGAGCGTAAGATTGTCGAGAAAGAACTTGCTTCTGCTGGTCGTTCTGATAATGAATTCGCTGAAAAACTTGTTACATGGGCTGATGTTATTCGTAAAACCTTTGATGAAGGCGGATGTGATGAAGTGATTTCTACTCGCCGCTTGGTACACATTGCACGTACTTACGGTGTGTTTGGTGATAAGATGAAATCAATCGGTCTTTGCTTGAATCGTTTTGATGAAGATACCAAAATTTCTTTTACTGATTTGTATACCAAAGTGGATGCTGGTGCTAATACCGAAACCATTATGGCAAAAACAGTTGAAGAAACAATTTCGGTAAATGAAGAAGTTCCTTTCTAATTTACCTGAAAAACGCTTGACAACCTGTCAATAACCTAGTATAATATACACATAATTTGAGAGAACGGTTGCCTCTCAGATGATTTAAATTCAGCAACCTTTTTTACGGAGTATTTTGTTATGTCAGTTAAATCTAAAGTCCTTGCTTACCTTTCTAAAGAAGATGGTTACAACACACTCACACCTGCTAAAATGCAGAGCATGTTTGGTGTTTCAAATCCTTCCGCAACAATCAACGATCTTCGCAATGAAGGTTACGCTATTTACTTGAATAGCCGCTACAACAACAACGGTGAGAAGGTTTTCTTCTACCGTCTCGGCACTCCAACTAAGCGTATGGTTGCTGAAGGTATTGCAGCTATTCGTGCTCAAGGAGAGCGCGCTTTTGCTTAAGATTACCTCTTAAGTTTTAAAAACGCTGCAAAGAGAGGATATATATTCATATCCTCTCTTTTTTATTATACAATGGACAAACTATGGAAATACAAATCAAACTTGATGAATTGAAAAAGAATAAACTTTTCGTAGCTACACCAATGTATGGTGGCATGAATCATGGCCTCTATGCAAAATCTTGTCTCGACCTTCAAACTTTGATGATTAGATATGGTGTTGATGTTAAGTTTTCTTTTCTTTTCAACGAATCACTCATTACAAGAGCAAGAAACTATTTGACGGATGAATTTCTCCGTTCAGATTGTACGCACATGTTGTTTATCGACTCAGATATTCACTTCAATCCACAAGATGTTTTAGCATTAATGGCTCTCGACAAAGATGTTATTGGTGGTCCTTATCCTAAAAAATCTGTCAATTGGGGTAATATTGCTCACGCAGCTCGTAAACATACAGAAATGGAACCTAGAGAACTGGAACAATTAGTTGGTGAGTATGTTTTCAATGTTGTAAAAGGCACACAACAATTTTCTGTAACTGAACCACTTCAAGTTTTGGAAATTGGAACAGGTTTCATGATGATTAAACGTGATGTTTTTGGAAAACTTGAAAAAGCTTATCCTCAATTGCGTTATAAACCAGATCATATTGGACAAGCACACTTTGATGGTTCACGTTACATTCATGCCTATTTTGATACTATCATTGATACTATTGATTCTGCAACAGGCGGTGGATCAGATCGTTATCTAAGTGAAGATTATATGTTCTGCCAACTGTGGCGTAAGATTGGTGGAGAAATTTATCTCTGTCCTTGGATGAAAACTCAGCATATCGGCACATATGCATTTACCGGCAACATGCCAAAGGTTGCTGAACTTACTGGTAGATTGTAAGATGGGTTACGATAAAATGTACATAAGCAACGATGAATTTATCGTTGACGCTGAAAATGTTGGAGATATATCGATTGGTCGTAAGTATGATGGTAACAAACTAGAATATGGTTTGTTACCTCCTCTTGCTCTTGAAGCTACTGTTGATGTACTTACATTTGGTGCTCAAAAGTATGAAAGAGACAATTGGAAAAAAGTGCCTGATTCCAAGCGCAGATATTTTGATGCATTAGAACGCCATGTTTGGGCTTGGAAAAAAGGTGAGAAATTAGATCCTGAATCTGGTAAACATCACTTAGCTCATGCTCTTTGTTGCCTCATGTTTCTATATGAACATGATATACTGTATTCTGTTGATGAACAAATTAATTATGGAGTAGAAAAATGAAACTATCTTCCGACACAATAAATCTTTTGAAGAACTTTGCTTCAATCAATCAGGGGATTTATTTCAAACAAGGCAAGACAATTAAAACTGTTTCGCCACAAAAAAATATTATGGCAGAAGTGACTGTTGACGAAAGTTTTCCAGTTGACTTTGGTGTTTATGACTTGAATAACTTCCTTTCAGTTATCTCTTTACATAAAGATGATCCAACTCTAAACTTTGAAGATAAGAATATTCTTATTTCTGGTTTGAAAGGCCGTAGTAAAATCAAATATCGATTTTGTGAACCCACTATGATTGTGGTTCCACCAGAAAAGAATATTGTAATGCCTGACCCAGAGATTAGATTCACTCTTAATGCTGAAGATTTTGATTGGGTACTTCGTGCAGCAGCAGTTCTTTCTTCACCACATATTGCGATTGAATCTGATGGTGAAAAAGTATTCGTCAGCACGATTGATTTGCAAAATGATTCTGCACATACAGACTCAATTGAAATTGCAGATGGTAATGGTGATAAGTATCGAATGATCTTTAAGACAGAGAATCTTAAAATGATTTCTGGTACATATGAAGTGTCTCTATCTTCTAAGGGCATTTCGCACTTCAAAAACAAGAACAAGAATCTTCAGTATTGGATTACTACTGAAGCCGGTTCTAAATTTGAAAAGACTAAATAATTTTTGTAGTACAATCTCCCACATGTGTGGGAGATATTAAACCCACTCATACTTAACGGTTGACGTTTGGTCTCCAAGTATGAATTTTTAGGAGAAGTTTATGTTTGATATCAATACCCTCGATCCGTCTAAAGTTACCTTTGGACATTTCACAACACCTGGTGTAAAATTTATCGATAGAAAAATAATTCCTATTGATAAAATTTATGTTCCACCAATCAAAGACAATCCTGTTAGAAAAAAAGGTAAAAACTATAATAACATCCAAAGATTATCTGAATCTTTTAGAAACGGAATAAGTTACGCACAATGTCCTCCGTTGGTGCGTGAGAAGGTGCAACAAATTGATGGCCACATTTATGAATATGAATTGGTTGCAGGACAACACCGTTGGGAAGCTTTTATGATTCTTGGATATACTATGTGGATTTTTGATGTATATGAAATCACTGGTAACAAATATTCTACTTATGAAGATTCATTACGAACACTACAATTGAAAGAAAACGATCATGCTCCACACCAAGAAACAAGTGAAGATGATGCTGTAAACATTATATGTCGTCTTTTGGATAGAATGTCGAAAATTGTAGCACCAAACTCCGACAGTATTCGTGCGTACTTGGATGCACACTGCAAGAATATGCATCATAACACTAAAGCAAAAGTTGTTCGTGATGTTGTTCGTAATATGCAAAAAAATGGAGTTTCAGTTTATTCTGATATTGTTACCTATACTGCAAGTGACGTTAATGGTTTTGTTCAGAAAAAAACTAACTATGTAACACAAGGTGAATTTGATAAGAAAAGAAATTCATATGGTTGGTCGGTTTTAGAAGGTTATGAATATGAATATGTTATGAGTGCAGCTAAAAAGTTTTCTGAAACAGGATCACCTTCATATTTTATTTGTCACACAAAATCACCTACAGAAAAATATCCTTTGGATGAAAAGCGTGAGAAAATGATGATGCAATTCCAAAAACTTGAAACTGCTCTGTTGGATGTTATGAAATATTATGAAGAAAACAAATCTTTTCCGTGGAAAGTTGAAGGTTTTCTACCACAAGACGTTAAAGCTGGTGAAGAAACTTTAATTAAAGTTTGACAAACAGTTCTTTTTTTGTTATAATATATTATGATTTATGTGAAAGGTGATTATGGAACATTTGTTGTGGACAGAAAAGTATCGCCCTCAGACGGTTCAGGATTGTATTCTTCCGGAACGTCTGAGGCAACCTTTTCAGGAATACGTCAATCAAAAGACAATACCCAATTTACTGTTGAGTGGCGGAGCGGGCGTAGGCAAGACGACCGTAGCCAAAGCAATGTGCAACGAAATCGGTTGCGACTTCATGATAATCAATGGTTCTGATGAAAGTGGCATTGATACTTTTAGAACCAAGATAAAGAATTATGCTTCTTCAATGTCATTTGCTGGTGGTCGTAAGGTCATTATCATCGATGAAGCAGACTATCTAAATCCAAATTCAACTCAACCGGCTTTGCGTAATGCAATTGAAGAATTTGCAGGCAACTGCTCGTTCATTTTTACTTGTAATTACAAAAATCGAATCATTGAACCATTGCATAGTCGTTGCGCTGTAATTGATTTTGGTCTAAAGAACGGTGAAAAGATCAAGATGGCCTCTCAGTTCCACAAGAGAATTGAGATGGTTTTGCAAAGTGAAAATATTGACTATGATAAGACAGTTGTTGCTGAACTTATCAAGAAACACTTTCCAGATTTTCGCCGTGTAATAAATGAATTGCAAAGATATTCTCAGTTCGGAAAGATTGACACTGGTATTCTTGCACAGATCGGTGATGTATCTCTAAAAGAGATTGTAAAACATATTACTGAAAAAGATTTTACTGCTATTCGTAAATGGGTTGGTACAACTGAAATTGATGGTAATACTTTGTATCGTAAACTTTACGATTCACTATATGATGTAATGAAACCAAATTCAATACCAAAAGCTGTTTTGATTCTTGCAGACTATCAATATAAACAAGCCTTTGTTGCTGACCAAGAAATTAATATGGTCGCTTGTTTGACTGAACTAATGGTTGAATGTGAATTCACAAAGTGAACAATTTATTTTTCGACATATGGAAGTGGATAAAAAATGACTTTAACTCATATCCTTTTCGCTTTGCTGCCGAGCTTTTTGCTTGGGTCATCAGTATTGGGTGTAGTGTTATCATGGCATTTACCGTACCAGATCCTCCCCTTATGGTTTTATATCCTATGTGGATTACTGCTTGTGCTGTCTATGCTTGGGCTGCTTACACTCGTAAGAGTTTTGGAATGCTTGCCAACTATATCTTGTTGACAGCCATTGATACTGTTGGTTTAGCTAGAATGGTTTTTTGAAAGTGAAATATGTCCGATTTTGATGATGATATAGCTCCTCTACGTGCTAGATTTAATAGACTTTCTAAAAGTTTTAGAAAGAAACGTGAGAAAAGAAAATATGACTTTGAAAGGAAAAGTGAAGTGGGCAGAAAATATAATGATGGTTTAGTTTTTACAAGTGATGAAGATACTGATTTTTCGGCAGTAGAGCAACGTCCAGAATTTTTCTTAAGTGGTGTTTCACTCAATGATCACTATATTTCCAAGATCGTTGATGAAAGAACTCGACTTGGTTTAAAAACAATTTCCGATAAACAGATTTATGTTGCTGATTATAAATCATGGATTTCCTTTTCTAGAAAAGCTTATACTGATCTACAGATCATTGAGTTTAGTAAAGATGCCGGCCTTATCATAGATAGAAAAGAAGTGGGGTTCATAGACTATTCTGTAAACTCAAACTCTGTTGAAATTAAAATCTGCGGTAGTTTGGAGTTTGTTGAGTTTCACAAAAAACTTATCTCGAAGAATTTTCATACTGCTACTTGTCACATCGAATGGATTTATTCTGGTGATGGCAGTTCTGTTCAAATTCCTTTGACAGCGGACCGTTTGCCCATTGCTGAAATGTATCCTTTTTTGAAAGATGAAACTATTGGAAATTACTATGATAGATTCATGGAATCTTCAGCATCGATTCTACTTTTGATTGGTCCACCAGGAACAGGTAAGACAACTTTTATTCGTGGTCTATTGCATCATCTAAAGAAAAATGCTGTTGTAACTTATGATGAAAAAATTCTTGAAAGAGATTTCGTGTTTGCTCGTTTTCTTGAAGATGATGCTAGTGTAATGGTTATCGAAGATGCAGATAATTTTCTAATGTCTCGTAAAGAAGGTAATACAATGATGCATCGTTTCCTAAACGTAGGCGATGGTCTTGTAGGCATTCAAGGTAAGAAATTAATTTTCTCTACCAACCTACCATCTGTAAAAGATATTGATCCTGCTTTGATTCGTGCTGGTCGTTGCTTTGATATTCTTCATTTTGAAAATTATAATGAAGAACAAGCTAAGAAGATTGCTAAGAAATTCAAAGTTGAATTTAACAAAAAATCTGAAGGTGATTACTCTCTTGCAGAAATCTTTCATTCTCAAAATAAGACACCGAAGGTTGAAACTAAAATTGGGTTCTACTGATGAGTCCGTTCGATTATGTAAACCAGATTCTACAAGGTAAAAAGAATCTAATTGTCGATGAAGTAACTGAGAAGGAATATTCTCCATTTCTGACTAATCGCAGTCTATCCTACCATATGGACTGCTTAATGTTTGCAAATGAGATGAATTCTAGACACTTCATCGACAAAAAGATGCAGAATGATTTTTTACTAAATACCATAAGGTCA